TGAATTTCGTGTTTCCGCGTTCGTCCCGCGCAAGCTGCAATTCATCAATGATCATCGGAAGCGAATTCAGGAACCCAGCATAGAATTCGTACCCAACGCCAGTGCTGTCGAACGTTTTAATATAGCGTCCCATTGCAGGATCCGCCCACACGCTTGCCGCTGCCATCAGCGCAACTGTTTTACCCGTGCCTGATGTCGTGCCCCACAGGTGTATGAAGAACGGCAGCAGGCCAAACGGTTCCACCAGCGCGGACGCAAACGATGCTGCAATCACGATTTTTGCGGCCAATGAATAGCTCCGCATCTGGGCCGTGATTTTTACCCATTCCGAAAAATCCCCCTTTGCGCATACGGCACGGAATACATCCCGAAATGCCGCGTCACCGTCAAACACCAATCCATCAACGTATGGTGAAAATCCATGTCCCGGTATGTTCCCAAGCCGCCCGACGGACGGCATTTCCGGCAATGCGTCATAGTTCATGTTTTCCACGTCATGCAGGTACCGCACGAGCGCCTTTGCCGTTTCGGATGTGACAGCGATTCCGCTATCCGACAGCGATACAATTTTGTTTGCGCTGGCAATTGTTTGCCTGTCTA